ATTGGTCGCCCTTCCATCTTCTTGGTTATTACATCGGAAACTGTCACGCCATTTCTGTTTAATGCATCACAGTATTGGTTGTATTTCTCAAGAACTTCCTTTTTACGTGTGAATAAATCTAGGCGATCCAGCAGTACACACATAGTTGCATCTTCCCATAACATTTATTTACGCAAGTATTATTCTTGTGAAAATTTCATATCTTTTTGTTCAGCGTTAATAACCCTTAGCTGTTGGTTTTCATCTTTTAACTTAAAAAAAAAACGACGGCATACAATATAGACCAGATGAGCAGTGCTGATTTCAAAAGAGATCTTTTACAGTTTGGTGGGATAAATGCAACAAATGGAACAATTTACCTGAAAGGAAACATACGTATGTTGGGAAACGGGTCTGCTATGCCCCAACTCACAGTCGGGAATCTGACAGTCACTGGAAACGCGGTGATCCCTGGGATTAGTTTTGCTTCGTTATCCGTAGCAGGTAATATAACATCTGGACAATTTTTTATAGGCAATGGTGCTCTGCTCTCGGGGGTGACCAGCACCCTTCCAACCGCTGCGAACCTTGACATCATCGGCAATGTCACGGCCCCTGGGAATGTGTCAGTGGCTGGTCAAGTGAATGCCCTTGGCAACATTGTAGCACCCTTCTTCATCGGCAATGGCTCCCAGCTGACTGGTCTCGCATCAACATCACTCCCAGCAGTCGCGAATCTTGACATCCGTGGAAATGTCATAGGCGCATATGCCAATGTAACAAACATCATCGCAGCTTCCGGGAATGTAGGCACATTAGCAGGCGGTAACATTGCTGCAAGCGGACAAGTCAATGCCCTCGGCAACGTTGTAGCACCCTTCTTCTTTGGCAATGGCTCCCAGCTGACCGGCCTGCTCACATCACTCCCAGCAGTCGCAAATATTGACATCCGTGGAAATGTCATAGGTGCATATGCCAATGTAACAAACATCATCGCAGCTTCCGGGAATGTAGGCAATGTGCTCCTCGCGGGTGGCAACATTGCTGCAAGCGGACAAGTCAATGCCCTCGGCAACGTTGTAGCACCCTTCTTCATTGGTAATGGCTCCCAGCTGACCGGCCTGCTCACATCACTCCCAGCAGTCGCAAATATTGACATCCGTGGAAATGTCATAGGTGCATATGCCAATGTAACAAACATCATCGCAGCCGCTGGAAACGTAGGTAAAGTGCTCCTAGCGGGCGGCAACATTGCTGCGAGCGGACAAGTCAATGCCCTCGGCAACGTTGTAGCACCCTTCTTCATTGGTAACGGATCTCAGCTGACGGGTGTCATTGCTTCTGGTGTCCAATCTCTCGATGTCCGCGGTAACATCATTGGTGCGTACGCCAACGTGACAGACATCTTTGCAGCTGCAGGAAACGTAGGTAACGTGCTCCTAGCGGGCGGCAACATTGCTGCGAGCGGACAAGTCAACGTCCTCGGCAACGTTGTAGCACCCTTCTTCATAGGTAATGGCTCCCAGCTGACGGGCGTCATTGCTTCTGGTGTTCAGTCTCTTGATGTCCGTGGCAATGTCATCGGTGCGTACGCCAATGTGACAGACATCTTTGCAGCTGCAGGAAACATAGGTAACGTGCTCCTAGTAGGCGGGAACATTGCTGCGAGCGGACAAGTCAATGTTCTTGGCAATGTGGTTGGAAACTTCTTCATTGGAAATGGGTCACTATTGACAGGAGTGGCATATACCCCACCCACCGTGTCGAGTTCGGATATACGTGGTAACATCATTGGTGCATACGCCAACGTGGCAAATATTATTGCAGCTGCAGGAAACGTAGGTAACGTGCTGCTCGTGGGTGGCAACATTGCTGCGAGCGGGCAAGTCAACGTCCTCGGCAACGTTGTAGCACCCTTCTTCATTGGTAATGGCTCCCAGCTGACAGGCGTCATTGCTTCCGGTGTTCAGTCTCTTGATGTCCGTGGCAACGTCATCGGTGCATACGCCAATGTGACAGACATCTTCGCAGCCGCTGGAAACGTAGGTAACGTGCTCCTAGCGGGCGGCAACATTGCTGCAAGCGGGCAAGTCAACGCCCTCGGCAACATCGTAGCACCCTTCTTCATTGGTAATGGCTCCCAGCTGACCGGCGTCATTGCTTCTGGTGTTCAGTCTCTTGATGTCCGTGGCAATGTCATCGGTGCGTACGCCAATGTGACAGACATCTTTGCAGCTGCAGGAAACGTAGGTAACGTGCTCCTAGTAGGCGGGAACATTGCTGCGAGCGGACAAGTCAATGTTCTTGGCAATGTGGTTGGAAACTTCTTCATTGGAAATGGGTCACTATTGACAGGAGTGGCATATACCCCGCCCGCAGTGTCGAGTTCGGATATACGTGGCAACATCATCGGCGAATATGCCAACGTGTCCAACCTCATACTCAACTCCAACGACGTATCCTTGGGGTTAAATGCCGGTATTACTAACCACGGTTTGAATTCCGTGGCGATCGGAAGAGCTGCGGGACAGTCCAACCAGGGTGCCAATTCGGTAGTGGTAGGGTTTAGCGCAGGATTTTCTAACCAGGGGACGCTATCTGTGGCAGTGGGGACCAGTGCTGGTTTGGCTAACCAAGGTGCGTGTGCAGTAGCGGCAGGGTTCAACGCGGGTCAGGATCTGCAAGGCACGTCTTCCGTTGCATTAGGGGTGGCTGCCGGAAGTCAGACCCAGGGTGGCAATGCCGTGGCAGTAGGGATAGCCGCGGGTCTCACCAGTCAGGGGCAATCTTCCGTTGCCGTGGGGTCGTGGGCTGGGTGGACTAGACAAGGTAACCTGTCTGTGGCAATGGGTGCAAATGCTGGAGCTACCAGCCAAGGTATTTCTTCTGTGGCGATAGGCGCACTTGCAGGAGCTACTAACCAAGGTACAATGTCAGTGGCGGTGGGGTCTAGCGCTGGAATTACTACTCAGGGGGCGTGTGCAGTGGCGGTGGGGGCGAATGCTGGCCTTACTAGCCAAGGTATACAAGCTGTATCTATGGGATTGAATGCTGGACGTACTTCTCAGGGAGGGGCAGCCGTGGCACTAGGGGCAAGTGCAGGCCAGATTTCCCAAGGTGCGTCTTCCGTGGCAATAGGGCAATTGGCAGGCGTCACTAGCCAAGGTTCGTATGGCGTGGCAATAGGTTGGGGCGCTGCACAAGGTACCCAAGGTGCGTGTGCCGTGGCAATAGGGTTTACCACGGCAAGTGGGACACAGGGTAGAGAGTCTATAGCAATAGGGTTTAGTACAGCAAGCAATAGTCAAGGTTCACAATCTGTGGCGTTAGGGACCAGTGCTGGATTTTCTGCGCAAGGTAATTTAGCCGTCGCAATAGGGTATCTGGCAGGAAGGACTGCCCAAGGCGATTCTGCCGTGGCATTCGGGACCAGCGCAGGATTTACTTCCCAACGCGCAAATGCCGTGGCGATAGGGACCAGCGCAGGACTTACTACCCAGGGGGCGTCTGCCGTGGCCATAGGGACAAACGCAGGTCTTACCACCCAAAGCGCATCTGCCGTGGCGATTGGCGCTTTGGCAGGGGTTACTAGCCAGGGGGCACAAGCCGTGACAATAGGTCCGAGTGCAGGAAATTTTGAACAAGGCGCATGTGCCGTGGCAATAGGGTCCAGCGCGGGAAATTCTAGCCAGGGGGCATCTTCCGTGGCGATGGGGTTTCAGGCTGCCCAGTCTACACAAGGCACAGGTTCCACAGCAATAGGGCATAATGCAGGACAGGCTAACCAAGGTATAAGAGCCTTGGCGGCGGGGTTCAATGCGGGGCAGACTAACCAGGGGGCATCTTCCGTGGCACTAGGGTTTAGTGCCGGCGGGGGTACCCAAGGCACACAAAGTGTGGCAATAGGATCAAGCGCAGGCCTTACTAGCCAAGGTGCGTGTGCCGTGGCAATAGGAGCATTCGCAGGCCTTACTAACCAGCACGCAAACTCCATTGTCATCAACGCGACAGGAGGCGCCCTCAACTCGCCTGCCGCGGGCACATTGACGATCGCACCCATCAGAAGCGTCGCAGCATCCAACCCGGTGCTCGTGTACAACACCACCACAAAAGAAATAACATACAACTCAACCATAGATATCTTGGCAGCCTCTGGAAACGTAGGAAACGTGCTCCTCGTGGGTGGCAACATTGCTGCGAGCGGGCAAGTCAATGTCCTTGGTAACGTTGTAGCACCCTTCTTCATCGGCAATGGCTCTCAGCTGACCGGAATCGCAAGCTTCACACTCCCAGCAACGGCAAACCTTGACATCAGTGGCAATGTCATCGGCGCGTACGCCAATGTGACAGACATCTTCGCATCTTCCGGAAACGTAGGTAATGTGCTCCTAGCAGGCGGGAACATTGCTGCGAGCGGACAAGTCAATGCCCTCGGCAACGTTGTAGCACCTTTCTTCATAGGTAATGGCTCCCAGCTGACAGGCGTCATTGCTTCCGGTGTTCAGTCTCTTGATGTCCGTGGCAACGTAATAGGTGCATACGCCAATGTGACAGACATCTTTGCAGCCGCAGGAAATGTCAGGAACGAGCTCATAGTCGGGGGAAACGTTGATGTAAGTGGGCAAGTCGACGTCCTCGGCAACGTTGTTGGAAACTTCTTCATTGGCAACGGCTCTCTGCTGACCGGAATATCGTCTGGGGGGTCGCTCCCCGCGGTCGCGAACATCGACGTCCGTGGCAACATCATCGGCGCGTACGCCAACGTGTCGAACCTCATACTGAACTCTGCTTTTATAGCATTGGGTTCCAATGCGGGCCTCGTTAGCCAGGGCGCATCTGCCGTGGCGATAGGTGCATCTGCAGGAGGTAATACCCAAAGCGGGACCGCTGTAGCAATAGGGACTAGTGCTGGATGGAACACACAAGGGGGGTGTGCAGTGGCAATAGGATGCCTGGCGGGCCTTACTTCCCAAGGTGCTAATTCCGTTGCAATCGGCGCAAATGCGGGTGTCACTTCTCAGGGGGTCTCTTCTGTGGCAATAGGGGCCAGCGCAGGCCAGACTTCCCAAGGTGCAACTGCCGTGGCAATAGGCAAATTGGCTGGAAGTAATGCCCAAGGTGCAGCTACCGTGGCAATAGGAGAAGGAGCGGGCCGTACTAGCCAAAAAGCGTATGCCATAGCAATAGGATGGTCGCCGGGAAGTAATACCCAAGGTTTTTCTGCGGTGGCAATAGGGCCAGGAGCAGCAGGCACTAGCCAAGGTACGCAAGGTGTGGCAATAGGGTCTAGTACAGCATATCAGGGCCAAAGTGCGTCTGCCGTGGCAATAGGCACATATGCGGGAGGCACTTCCCAAGGTTTTTCTTGTGTGGCAATAGGAGCATTAGCAGCAGGCACTAACCAAGGTTCACTTTGCGTGGCAATAGGACCAGCCGCAGGAGCTACTAGCCAAAGGGATTATTCAATTGCAGTAGGGGCATTTGCAGGAAGTAACATTCAAGGGGCATCTTCCGTGGCAATAGGGGCCAGCGCAGCATTTACTGCCCAAGGTGCAAGTTCTGTGGCAATAGGGACGAGCGCAGGACTTACTTCCCAACGCGCGAATGCCATAGCATTAGGAACGAGTGCAGGAGGTAACGCACAGGGGTTTTGTGCCGTGGCAATAGGGACATTGGCAGGAAGCAATACCCAAGGTGCAAATGCAATTGCAATCGGCGCAAATGCGGGTGTCACTTCTCAGGGCGTGTCTGCCGTGGCAATGGGAGCATTCGCAGGATTTACTAGCCAAGGGGCAAATGCCGTGGCAATAGGAGCATTCGCAGGAAGTAATGCCCAGCATGCAAACTCCATTATCATCAACGCGACAGGAGGCGCCCTCAACTCATCTGCTGCGGGCACATTGACAATTGCGCCCATCAGAAGCGATGCAGCTTCCACACCGGTGCTCGTGTATAATGCCACCACAAACGAAATAACGTACAACTCATCCACGAGGAACATCAAGAAAAACATTATCGACCTCACCGCGAATACTTCTCACGTGTACGACATCCGACCGGTAGAATACGACGCTATTTCGGATGACAGACATTACGTAGGGTTGATTGCGGAGGAGGTGTACGAGGCCGATCCTTACTTTGCCTGGATGCAGAACGGTAACCCCGCGGGCATTGAGTGGTTCAACATCCTCTTGTACACGGTGGCGGAAATGAAGAAATTGAAGGCCCGACTGGACATTGTGGAACAACGGTGATAAATCACAAAAAACCGTTCGTCTTGTTCTCGTTCGTTAATTTATCGAGGAAGCTCTCCGTGTGAGTCTCCATCTTCTGCTGGAGCGTCTTCACGCTTGCGGGAACCTCGTGGTGGAAAGCAACAGAATCAGCCATCTTTTCCTGTGGACTTTATCTCGTTGTCAACGTTCTCGGCAACGTCAGTGTAAAATTTCTTGGTCTCTACGGGAAATTTGTACATTCGGTGGTCGCCGGACGCGCACATCTTTATGACGTCTGCCGCAGGGATTTGCTTGTCTTTCTTCTTGCCAGAGTCAAATGATGGTGTGGACATTTCCTTCATGCTCCGTTGAACTCTTGGCGGCATATACGGTATGTAGTAGTCATCGTCATACACGTCAGCATTCTTGACAAGATATTCGTTTCTGTATCTCTTGAGGTCCTTGGCGACTTCCTTGCCGGTGACGGGGTCTACATGCCTGACCACATTCTTGTCGGCATCGTATTTGATTACTTTTTGTTCTGCTTTCGTACCACGTGTATACTTGAACAATATTGCGGGTATTTCATGGGGGTCGGCGCATCGCAGCTCCTCCACGCAATCTTGATTCTTCACCGCTTCTTGAATTGAAGCAATGACTGTTTTATCTGGAACTTGTAGTGTGATGTTAATTGTATTATTCTGTGTGCCAATGTTGTTCATGATTTCAACATCTCCTGTGGTTATGGATGACACGTTTCCAGATGTGTTGATTTTCTTGATATCTTCTTCCCATACAAAGTTTCTGGATTCAGATTTGATTGTATGGCCACAAGAAGTCTTCTTATGTCGAGAAGCATTCCCTGGATGTATTGTTTCAAAACCACAACCACATAAATAGAAAGAAGTTCTGTGTGTCTTATATATAGACATCTTGATATAAAAAGAACATAAATTATTAAGTTATTTTACATTGTTGTGAGTATCTTTGAGTATCATAATCTCACGCGGTAGTGTAGTTTATAGTTGTGAGTATCGTTAGTATCTTTTTTTTTTTTTTTTTTTTTTTTGAAATTAGTTTTCAACTGAAAGTTTCACATGGAATAGTGTTTCAATGCGAATCATACACGGCGAGAGAACTCCAAGAATATGCTGGCTGCAGTGTCACAATTAATTTTATGAAATTATTCTTGTGGAAATTTCATATATTTTCGTTTGAGTTTCATCATCCAGCAAACACCGCGGTTTTACAAAAAAAACGACGACATACAATATAAACCAGATGAGCAGTGCTGATTTCAAAAGAGATCTTTTACAGTTTGGCGGGATAAATGCAACAAATGGAACTATTTTCCTGAAAGGAAACATACGTATGTTGGGCAACGGGTCTGCTATGCCTCAACTCACAGTCGGGAATCTGACAGTCACTGGAAACGCGGTGATCCCTGGGATTAGTTTGGCTTCGTTATCCGTAGCAGGTAATATAACGACAGGTGAATATTTCATAGGCAACGGCTCCCAGCTGACCGGAATCGCAAGCTTCACACTCCCAGCAACGGCAAACCTTGACATCAGTGGTAATGTCATCGGTGCGTACGCCAACGTGACAGACATCTTTGCAGCCTCTGGAAATGTAGGTACATTAGCGGGTGGCAACATCGCGGCCAGTGGTCAAGTCAACGTCCTCGGCAACGTCGTTGGAACCTTCTTCATCGGCAACGGGTCACTATTGACTGGTATATCGTCACTCCCCGCGGTTGCGAGCATTGATGTCCGTGGCAACATCATCGGCACGTACGCCAACGTGTCGAACCTCATACTCAACTCTACTTTTATAGCATTTGGAACGGGGGCGGGAGGTAATGCCCAAGGGGCACAAGCAGTGGCAGTGGGGTTCAATGCAGGAAGTAACACCCAACAATCGTTTACCGTGGCAATAGGATCTAGTGCAGGACAGAATTCCCAACAACCGTCTGCCGTGGCATTAGGGTCATTCGCGGGACAGACTAGCCAAGGGCAATCTACCGTGGCAGTAGGAACCAGTGCAGGAACTACTAACCAGGGGCTAGCAGCGGTGGCAATAGGGTCACGGGCAGCAAACAATTTCCAAGGTGCACAAGCTGTGGCAATCGGGCAAGATGCAGGATGCGGTGTCCAAGGTTCTTATTCCGTGGCGATAGGGAATTTTGCAGGAGCTACTAATCAAAGTACACGAAGTATAGCAATAGGGTATCTTGCAGGACAGACTTCCCAAGGTACTTGTTCCGTGGCAATAGGCCTACAGACAGGGATTACTAGACAAGGTGCATCTTCCGTGGCAATGGGGGTCGGTGCAGGACAGACTTCCCAACAAGCGAATGCAATTGCAATCGGCTCATTTGCAGGAAATACTGCCCAGGGCAATGCTTCCGTGGCAGTGGGGCTCAACGCGGGAGCTACTAGCCAAGGTGCATCTTCTGTGGCAATAGGGTTCAATGCAGGAAGTAACACCCAAGGTGCATCTTCCGTGGCAATAGGGTTGGCTGCAGGACAGACTTCCCAACAAGCGAATGCAATTGCAATCGGCGCTTTTGCAGGAAATACTGCCCAGGGCAATGCTTCCGTGGCAGTGGGGCTGAACGCGGGAGGTAATATCCAAGGAGCACAAGCTGTGGCAATAGGGTTCAATGCAGGAAGTAACACCCAAGGTGCATCTGCCGTGGCATTAGGGTCATTCGCGGGACATACTAGCCAAGGGATATCTTCCGTGGCAATAGGAGTGAATGCTGGACGTACTTCCCAAGGAGGTGAATCCGTGGCAATTGGGCTTTTTGCAGGACAGACTAACCAAGGGATATCTTCCGTGGCGATGGGGGGTTATACAGGACGTACTAGCCAAGGTGATTCTTCCGTGGCAATAGGGTATAATGCAGGAAGCAATACCCAAGGTATAAGAGCCTTGGCGATGGGGTTCAACGCGGGGCAGACTAACCAGGGGACATCTTCCGTGGCGCTAGGGTTTAATGCCGGCGGGGGTACCCAAGGAGCCAGTTCCGTGGCAGTGGGGGCGGAAGCAGGACAGACTAATCAAGCTATAAATGCAGTAGCGATAGGACGCCAAGCAGGAGCTGCTAGCCAGGGGGAATCTACCGTGGCGGTGGGACCAGGGGCAGGTTTTACTGGCCAAGGCGCATCTTCCGTGGCAATAGGAACGAGTGCAGGAGGTAACGCACAGGGGGTTAATGCCGTGGCAATAGGGACATTGGCAGGAAGCAATACACAGGGGGCGAGATCCGTGGCAATAGGGTTCGACGCGGGGCTTACTAGCCAGGGGACATCTTCAGTGGCAATAGGAACGAATGCGGGAAGTTCCAACCAAGGTGTCAATTCCATAGCGATAGGAACAAACGCAGGAATTATCGACTTGGCAGCAAATAGCGTTGCCATAGGAACTGGTGCAGGGACTGCAAATGTATCAGATGTGAACTCGATAATTATAAATGCGACCGGCGCCGCCCTCACCTCGACTGCAGCGGGTACGTTGACAATTGCGCCCATCAGAAGCGATGCAGCATCCACCCCGGTACTCGTGTACAATGCCGTCACAAAAGAAATAACATACAACTCGTCCACGAGGAACATCAAGAAAAACATTATCGACCTTACGGCGAATACTGCCCACGTGTACGACATCCGGCCGGTGGAATATGATGCTATTTCGGACAACAAGCATTTTGTCGGGTTGATTGCGGAAGAGGTGTACGAGGCCGATCCTTACTTCGCATGGACGCAGGACGATAACCCCGCGGGCATTGAGTGGTTCAACATCCTCCTGTACACGGTGGCAGAACTGAAGAAAATGAAGATAAAAAACGAAGAACTCGAAGCACGGCTTGTTAAATTAGAGCAAAAATTATAATTTTTTAAGTTAACTACAATGAAAATACTGTTTGCCTCTACAGACGCGACTCAGACAACTGGGTACGGGCGCATAGCGTACAATATTTTGCTACATTGGTCAAACCTGGGACACGAGATACACCACTTTGCGTTCCAACGATACAAACCGTATGGCATAGAGGAAGATCGGAAACTTCCCGATAATGTTCATCTCATAGATGTTCACACACTGTCCAAGGATACATTTGGTACTGACATATGGACAGATACCGTGCGGAAAGTGGACCCTGATGTTATCATCGTGTATAATGATATGCCGGTCACGTGTGCTCTTCTTAACCAGATGCTGGACTCTCCGAAAAGGTGTCCATTTATCTCCTACCTGGACATAGTGTACACATTCCAGAAGTCGGAACTCATAGACCACATAGCAAAATATGCCGACCACATTTTCGTGTTCTCTGATTTTTGGAAAAAACACCTCACCAATTGTTTCAAAATTTCACCGAAGAAGATATCCGTTTTTCCACACGGGGTTGATAAGAAAAAGTTTACCAAATTATCAAAAGAGAGTGCGAAGAAGGTGCTGGGGCTGGAGGAAGACGATTTTATGATATTTAATACGAACAGAAACTCGTACAGAAAATTATTAGATATCACAATAAAGGCATTTGTTAGGTTTTGGAAACTCACCGGGGAAAACGAAAAGGTTAAACTGATGATCAATTGCCGACTCGATATCGACACCGGATATAATTTCCAGGATATCATAAAAACTGCGTGTATACTGGAAGGTGTGGATTACAACATAATTTCAATGCAGAACATTAAATTACTTTCGGAAAACGGTGGTCTCGTGTCCGACGAGATCATAAATACTGCTCTCAACGCGTCTGACATTGGGATGAACACGTGTGGCGGTGAAGGGTTCGGCCTGTGTAACACTGAGGGCGCATATCTGGGAGTGCCGCAAGTAGTAACAAACACCGGAGGTCTTTCTGACATATTTCGGGGTTTTGAAAATATGCTCGTGGATCCAAAGGTGTATATGACATTGCCTGCAAATATTGATTTCCACAATGGGGAACTTGCTATCTGCGATTATAAAGACTTTGCCGACAAGCTTCTGTTTTATTACAACAACAGGGACATCTTGAAGGCGGATGGTGCAAGTATAGAAAAACATATAAAGCAAACATACGATTGGGACAACCTTCTTGAAGAATTCTCGTATAGCATGGATAAACTAATCACTAGAAGAAATAATATACCATGTCTTTATATAAACAATGACGAAGATATAACTGCTAGAAAGATGATGGAAAAACAGAGCATCCCTGGTATCGATATACTCAGAATACGAGGAGATTACGACGATTTTTCTTCACATACGAAGGCCTTGCGCAAAGCATTTGACGAGAACAACGCGATAACATTGATATCTAAGGACGACGTGGTATTCAAAAGTGATTTTAGGTATAAAATGCTCGATGCTGTATCAAAACTTCCGATGACATGGCAAATAGTCCATTTAAACTCTTCATGTTATGCGATTTCTCAGAGCGGGCTGTTCGCAACGAAGAAAAGTAACTACGCCATATCTATAAATGACATGGTGTGTTTCTCTGCTAACGTTTGATCACAATTTTTCGCGGGTCCACTTGAAACCATATGCTGTTTTGCGATCCCCACGAGCACACATACGTATCTTAGACCCATTAGTCTTTCCAAGAGCTCGTGCCGCTTCCCCACTCGAACCATATGAGCCAACGCACGTGCCATCAAGAGTATACTGATACACTCTCTTGGATTTGTGATTCTTCTCACCAGATCGTGATTCGCTCATTTTTTGCTTGGACTCCTTAGTGTGTTCCTTCCCATAAAAGTGATTCTTCTCATCGGTCTTCCCATACATAGGATTCTTCTCGCCGGATAGTGATTCGCTGATTTTTTGCTTGCTTTCCTCTGTGTGTGTCTTCCCAAACCAATAACACTTCTCACCTGACTTTGCGTCGCTCATTTTTTGCTTGCTTTCCTCGCTCATCTTCCCAGTGGCACCACCACCTTCCTTGAGATTGTACCCACCAGGCGCGAGAGTTCCGAACAACGCCACCAGCATCTCCTCGTAGAAATTAAGTTCCTCGTCGGGAACCTCGTACCACTCCTTGTCGAAGTTATCCCATCCGTGCTTCTTGATGGCGCCAGAGATCGCCTTACACCCGCTACTTGACAGCTGGTGTTCTTCCAAACGTTTATGTATGTCACGGATTGTTTGCCCGATGTATGCTTTTCTGGACTCCTTCTTGAGCGTGAGTTTGTAAATGAAGCCCATTTTGGTAATTACAATAAATTTACCATTATATCCTTACAAGTGTCGATATACATTAAATGACAAACCAAAATAAGCGCAATACCCCTATGGAGAGGTGCGATCGTTTGATTTAAACTTAAATAAAAAATATTAACTTAACATAAAAGAACATGACAGGGGCTTTGACACAGCTTGTTGCATATGGAGCCCAGGACGTGTACTTAACTGGAGACCCAAAGATGACATTCTGGAAATCTGTTTTCACGAGGTATAGAAATTTTGCGCTGGAATCAATTGAGCAAGATATCGTAGGAGGAATTGTATCCAATGGCGATATTTCCGTCACCTTGTCTCGGTCGGGAGACTTGATATACGCCATAATGTTTGAAATTGAGTTCCAACGCGGCCCATCTCAGCCAAACGACCCAGCGCCATATTTTTCGTGTGAGCAATGGCTGAAGCACATAGAGTTGTATATCGGAGGCCAAAAGGTGTATGAGTTTGGCCACGAGTGGTTCAGGATGTACTGGGAGCTGTTTTATAATTTGGAGGAGGAAATAGCATACAACACCATGTGCAACTGGACAAACGAACCCGAGGGGTATATACGTACATTCTTCCTCCCTATCCCCGTGTGGTTCAATGCTACGGACCCGGGAAGGGCCCTTCCTCTGATCGCATTGCAATATCACGACGTGCAATTTAAGATTAAACTAAATAATATCAACAACATCCCTGGTATCAACCCCAATTTCATACCTACCATGCGATGCTTTGCGGACTACACGTTCTTGGACACGCAAGAGCGCATATGGTTTGCACAAAACCCCCACGAGTACATCATACAGCAAGTGCAGACTAATCAATTTCCGATTAATGTAGGCCCCAATCAGCTCAATTTCAACTTTGATCTCAACTTCAACCATCCTGTAAAGGCCCTCATGTGGGCGTGCACACCTGGGTCCACCACACATGGACAATACACGTCGCAGCCAGGTGAGCAGGATGAGGAAGTTTTGGCTCCTCTCGAAACGGCGACGCTCTTGCTGAACGGAATAGAGAGATTCCAGACGCGGAAAGGCGCGTACTTTACGCTCGGAAACCCCTGGGCGACTTTTGCCGGTTCTTATACCTCTGCTGGTGTGTATGCTTATGGGTTTGGAATCCAATCCGGCCTTGACGATCCCACCGGTTCGCTCAACTTTAGCAGGATAGACAGTGCGGTGCTGCGTGTCCGCACGAAGCAGGCCATTGTGGACAATGCTACTATCCCAGGTAATGTGACGGTGGCGACCATGACAACGACCGCGTCGAACGTGCTCAGCACAATGTATGTGTGGGCGCCAAATTACAACGTGCTTCGTATAATGAGCGGGATGGGCGGAATGGCCTATGCCAATTAAAAATATTTCATTGTTGTTTCTTGCTTTTGTCGATATAAGCGTATATCGACAAAAGTGGTTTATAATATTTAGTACTTATTGAACATAAATGGTCAAGAAACATCTCATTTATCTTCTAGAATGTAAAGGAAAGTTTTATGTGGGAAGAACTTGTAATTTCAAGATGAGGATGCTTGGTCACAGATACACAAACTCTAAACGTTCTAAACTGGCAAATGCCATCAAGAAATATGGCTGGGCATCTTTTGACGTGTCTGTGCTAGAAGATGATTTAACTTTTGAGGAGGCCGTCGTCCGAGAACCATATTTCATATCTCTTCTAGAGACGGTCAAGTATGGGTACAACATCCTCCCCGGAGGCGCGGGATATAACCGGGATGATGCTCCGATGAAGACAATACGAAAGATACGAGCATACAACATCAAGACAAAAGAAACTTTGATTTTTGAAACTGTCTCTGATGCCGCAGAAGAACTCGATATTCATTCTGGCAAGATATCTGCGGTGCTTAACAAGACCGTGGAAATAAACAGACACGGTACCGAAGTGGTGAGGAGGCAAGCAGGAGGCTACACATTCGAGGATTTTGATGAGACTGCTCCAGACATGACATACGAGGAAATCCCAAAGGTGATGAGCAAAGATGCCAAGGAAAAAATTGGTGCTGCTGCCAAGGGACGTGGTGCCAAAGGTGTCATAGGATATCACGTGCTAGGATACACGGTGGAGTTTGATGTCATCAAAGATGCTGAGAAAGAGTTTAATTTATCTAAAGGAGAGATTAATAAGTGTGCCAAGGGATTGCGTGGGGTGCGAGGTGGTTTTATATGGAAATATAAGGACATCGAGGAGCGTGCCAAGTATCCAGAGTGGGACATAACAAGAAAGTGCGGTACTAAATTAAATCAATTGGGGCGACCTGTGTATAGGATTTTAGAAGATGGAACCAAGGATATGTATCCATCATCGAATGAGGTAAAACGTATTCTTGGTATTACAAACTTGTATAAAAGTCTTACAACAGGGCAAAAGTCAGGTGGTTACAGATGGTTTTATGACGACTAAAAAAATATATATTGTAAATATAAAAGGAAAATGTCCGGAAGTCGCATAACCGGTGGAATGGCAGATGGCCGCGCGTTTACTAACTATGTGTCGAGTGGTCTGTACAACAACTACCTAGAGGCTCAGTTCAAGACCCCCGAGGACTCTCAGTACCGCGAATATCTCCAAAAAAATGCAAAGGCCGTAGAGCAGAAGATAGGCCGCCTGACCGCCGTATACATAAAGCCGCCAGTGATGCCAAAGAGCAACCTGAAGGTCGAAGGCGATCCTAATGCCCGCATGACTGCTGCTGGCCCCGACTACAGCCAGAAGATTCTTGACGATTCTTATTACAAGCGCGTTGCAAATTTCAACACCGTTGCCTCACAACAGAAGATGTACCTCCTCGGGCTAGACAACAAGAACTACGGAAATATGTAATTACTTTGTTTACAGTTTTTGTCGATATATATTTATATCGACGAAATCACAGAAGAGAAATTGAGTACTTAGGAAGCATTGTCACATTGGTAGAGGTGATGACCATATTGCTCAGGACATTTTCTCCATGGAAGGAGATAGATGCATCCATGTCAACATCAATGTCTAGGAGGTTTGCCACCAGGACATACGAACCATCGGTGGTTTCGACATTGTATGTAATAACACCGGTGACATTCTCACGCGTCAGCGAAACAATGTCTCCCATGGAGGACCATAGGTGAACGGCATATGCGGTGGGAGCGAAATTGTTGTCCTGGTTGAAGAGGGAGAAAATCTCAGTGTTCTCGTCATGCGTCACCCAATGCGTGCCCCAGCATAGGAGAGGGCCTAGGACCTTTGGTTTTTCGAGGAAACGACCAATGATGTCAAAAGTCATAATCATAGACCCTACATCATTGTGCTGAACAGGCCCGCCTGCCTTGAAAACCGCCCAGTCTACAACACTCGTCTCAGTCACCATCGCAAAAATGTCGCGTTTCTTCTCGGCGGAGATGTCGGCGAGGTTTAGAGCATCATAAAAGTGGTTATACATTGTGTCAAAGTTGCCCTTACCATTGATAAAATCCTCATACCTGTTATCGAGTTTGCGAAGTGGGAAGTGGTGAATGGCAACAAAGTCGATGTGTTCTCCCGCGACATTCAGCACATCGGTAATGAACTCTGGCAACATGCCGTTAGATCCGATGATAGCGTCTGGGTCTTCCTCTCGCATCGCGTTGGCAAAGTCGATGAAGTCAGTACCATACTGCGTGCCATTGTCAGGAGAACCATTGTAAGCAACCTTCTTGAGGTCGCTCTCATTGCCAATCTCCCAGTAGAAAGTGTTGTTGAAATTCTCACGAGCATATCGCACCCACTGGCGCGCAGTCTCGATGAGAGTTTCCTTAGAGGGACCATCGTCCGTATACATGCTGTCAAAGTTTATGATGACGGAGACATCCCTGTCCCCAGCAACATCCATAAACTGGTCAAAGTCGAGCGCGTTGACAAACGACCCGTTGCTGATGATGGTGTTATCATTGTTTGGCCATCTGGCAGTCGTGTTGAAAGCTGGTTTGTGAGTGTCCGGCGTCCAGAATGGAGCCGTAGCCCAGAGATACGAGGACGCTTCCAGGCCTCCCGGAAAACGCAGCGACATAGGCCCAGCATTGTCGATTGCAACCGAGAATGGCAGGGCTCCTGGATTCCTTCGTTCGTCAGGATCGGCATAATTGAGCGTGGACATCCCTACATTTTTGGTGGTGGGCAGAATCTTTGCATTGGCGAAGACCAAGAGGAGGGAGCACACGAGGAACTTCATTGTCTGAAGAATGAGACAAAGAAAATGCTTATATGTTTTCTGGGTATACCGGGGTCAAGTGACACATTGTGTAAATTTTATTTTAAAAATATTTATAGTGTATAAGTAATATTATGGAATTGTTGGCGCTTGCTGGATTTTGTCGATATAGTTTTATATCGACAAAATAAACATAAAAGAGTTATAACTATATTGGTTTTATGGAAGAAGACCAAATAGACTATATCAATGATATTGAATTTGAAACATTTATAGACCATTACTGGGACGAGCAGAATATCTGTGTGTATACCGTGGACCTCGAAAATAAGAAATATGTTGGTATCACGCGCGATACCAAGACAAGATGGCGAATGCACGCATATCCAAGTTCCAAGTGTAGGTATATACGCGATGCTTTGCTAAAATATGGAGTAGACAATGCAAAGTTTGAAATAATAGAGCGTGATGTATCTCCGGAGGATGCTGACAAAAAAGAACAATATCACATAGATAGATTAAATACACTAGCACCAAATGGTTATAATTTGACATCTGGTGGTAGGTATCACAGACATAGTGAGGAAACCAAACAACTGATGCGTGATTGGTGGCAGGTCTATGAGAACAGAGAACGACGAGCTGCCTCTCTAAACAAAACTCAAAATACACCAGAATACAAAGAAAAGGTGAGGCAACAATTACTACGACAATGGCAAGATGAGGAATATAGGGAAAGCATCAAAAATACTATGATTGCCGATTGGGCAAATGAGGAACAGCGCAAAAAACGGATACAATCATTGATTATCGCCCAAAATAAACCAGAGGCCAAAGAACGTGCCAGTAAACAGCTGACACAGCGATGGAAGGATGATGATAATTACAGAGACAAGATGACTACTACAACAAAAAATCTCTGGTCAGACCCAGAGCATCGAGAGATGAGAATGGTATCTTTGTTAGAAGCTCACGCTAAACCAGAAGAACAAGAACGTAAGAGTAAAGCTCAAAAGGCCGTATGGAATGACCCTATTAAACGAGAAAAAATACTTGCTGGTTGGCAAACAAGAAGAATAAAGAAGCAAAAGACATTCGAAGATGTCTTTATGAAGTTTAATGGTGATAAGGAAATGATTAAGAAGGAGTTAAATATCACATCCGAGAAGACATATAAGACACATCTAAACGCAATACCTATGGAGAGGTGCGTAAATTTTGTTTTTAAAAATATTTATAGTGTATAAGTAATATTATGGAATTGTTGGCAATTGGATCCATCGTGGCCTATGGTCTATACTCGTCACAAGAAGGTCGAGAGCCCAGACAAGATCGGAATACATATCGCAACATTATGGACGGTGGCAATGGTGTAGATGAAGAGTATGACACGAAGCCAACCCAGATGGTGAAGAACTATCGCAAAAAGGCTTCGAAGCGGTGGAAAGAGGCACAGGTTCCCAAGCAGAGCGGGATAATAACCCCAAACCAGAGACCCTCGGAGGTAATGCCTTTCTTTACGTCTGGGAAGACGATGAACACCAACCCTGAGATGAATCAGCGGAGGATGGAGCTCTACACTGGCCAGGTCTTGGACGGTTTTAGCACCTCGGGAACATATAAGCACAAGCAGGAAGCTAACAACTTCTTTGGCATGACTGCTCAAGGCCGTGTGGGGTCCGACGGAACCGTTGGTAATATGCCTGGCGATACCGAGTTGCTTAAGGCACGTTCCGTTAACTCCCATCAGCACAACAATGTCATGCCCGCCGAACAGCTCCGCGTTGGTCCCGGTCTCGGCGTCGGACCCGAGGTCGCGGCAACTGGTGGTTTTCAACAGTTCTATCGCCAGCTCCCTCTCAACGTCAACGACTACAAACTCACACAGTTACCAGGTCGTCTTGTCCCTGGTTCTGGAACCGCTCTTGCAGGAGGAAAGGGAGAGGTCCAGCAGATCCAGAGTGTAAACCACAATCCCGGCGCTCTCGTGCTGCCCTATGACGAACGCCCTTCGCTTCCCACAACTAACGGTGCTATCCTCGCCGCCACACAATATGGTGATGAACCTCGTGGTTTCTCTGGTCTCAAGCCCTTCGAAAGTTATAGTGGTGTGGGAGAGGCTGATGTGTCCGCTCCTCAGGGTCGTTATGTGGATCAGACTCGCGGTCGCCCACGCACCGGCGATGGTCAAACAGATCCTATAATCAACATCAATGGAACATCTGTAGCGGGTGGCGCGGCTGGTGGATATGTGACAGAGGCGGATCAAGGATCTTTCACCCTTGACTCGCAGCGTGGTCTTATCAACAGGTATCTCATGCCCGCAGGCGTCACCGGTGTTGTCCAGTCTGCAGGTGAGGCGCGTCCAGAGTATGTTCCAGAGTCCACTATTCGCGAACAATACGAGGATGCTTACTTCACGGGTCCTGCAGGTGCAACGGGCGGTCAGTTCGCCGAGCGTATGGACGTATTGGAGTTGCAACCAGAGGGGCGTACATCCAAGCGTACAACCCAGAACATGGGTTTCACCCCTGGCGCTGGCCGTGTAAACAACTTCGCTCCCGCCTCTCAAGGCAGTTACGGTCTCAAGAACCATCCGACCTACGACGGCATCGAGCGCACACAGCCTCGGAATGTCAATGCGCAAATCTTTACTGGTGTGGCCGCGGAGGGCGAAGATGACAGATTTGGTACAAAGAGCCGGGTCGAAAACCCGTGGGGAACCCCTGGCAGCCTAAATATCGCATCTAATCAGCTCGCCGATAACCGTATCAACCGCGATGTTGCCAGACCAAGTGCCCTTGAGTTCTCTGCAGGTGACCCTATGGCACAACAAAGATTTAAGCCCACTGCATGGACTCCCAATAATGCTGGTACTGGTGACATATCGAATCTGCCACTTTGGAAGCAGCAACAACTTAAGAAAAATAAAAAGTAGATGTCATTTGTCCTAAGAATACATATTGACAAACAAGTGATTATAAAGAACTCATACCTTGTAATAAAAGTTATATGGAAGAGACGCTAGAATACTATTTTGAAGATGAGTCGCATGTCATCTTCGAAAAATACACGATCAACACACTCGGTATCATCAAGAACAAAATATCAGGAAAGACACCGAGTTACGGAAACAGAGCGTACAATGAGTGTGGCGTGTATGATGACGATGGGAAATGGCGCTGGATACGAGTAGCTCGTGCGGTAGCATCAACCTTCTTAGGGAAGCCGCCGACACCCCAGCATACCGCCGACCACATTGAGAGCGAACAAAAGAAGAATGATGCGCTGTCAAACATCCGGTGGAAATGCAAACCGGGGCAACGTGCTAATCAGATTCGCCAAGATACTCTCAAATCAGCAATCATCGTCGTCAAGGATGGTGACGAGAAGACCGTGAAAGAGTGGGTCGATTTTATGAACGCCACAAAGACGCCGAAAGAACGCGAGTTTACCAAAGGCATGATTGAACAGTATGCTCAAAGGAAGACTCGTGGATTTGCGTACAAGATATATCCTGATCTTGAAGGCGAGGACTGGAAGAAGATTGAGGGTTCCAAAAACACCCAGGGTCGCTGGGAGATCTCGAACATGAATCGCGTGAAGTACATTACGAATCACGCAGAAAATGTCCTGTGGGGCGAACGCTTGGGACGTAAGAACGGGTATCCTTTTGTCAACATCAACGGGAAGATTTGTTATTGTCACATCCTGGCGTTCACAGCGTTTCATCCTGAGTTGTGGGCCGCAAAGGAGCTGGAAGAGATGGTCTGCCACGAAGATGATGACAAGGAGGACTTCCGGCCTCACAAGCTTTGTCTGGGTACCGCTTCCGACAATGCGAAGGACTCATACGCCAACGGCAAGCGCGATGGCACAAAGTCCGCACGGATGAAGTGCGCATCGTACATTGACGGCGTGGTCGAGAAAGATGATTATACCAGTCTGACGGCCGCCGCAGAGTATCTGAAATCCAAAGGATATCCCAAAGCATCTCATCGAGGTGTTAGTATGGCACTCTCTGGAGATTACAAAACAATGTACGGTCGCACGTGGCAGAAGATCAAGTGACGTGTCATTGCTTTGCCCCAGGAGTGTCATTTGACCCTGGTGTTTCCAAGAACATAAAAGGAGGGTTGGTGACCTAGTAAATCACCAAAAAAACAAGCAAACATGTTCTCCGCTCTTCCCAACGACATCGCACGCCAGATCGCCAAGATTGCAATTAATGAGAGAAATGAGGATGTGCTCGACCAGATCAGGAATAATGTGGCACATATCATGGAGTTTGCTGCCACGGAGAAATGCGATTTTGTGGATACCCCTCTTTTTGATGGCTCGACAAAGTATCTTTGCGTCACTCAGTTTAAAAAGAACGAGCAACTCGCTTCCCGCGGTATGATCACTCTGACGATTACTTTCTGGGTTAATTCTGATGAGTTTGAGCTCACCAAGCATATCTATGTTACACCCAACGGCGAATATGAAGAAGAAAATGACTATTCCTTGTATGTTGTTGACAAGCAAGGAAAGTATGGAGACATTGTGGCTGAAGTGTTTGGTCACATCTTTACAGATGGCATCGTGTATTGATTTTAGTCACATATTCTGGAAAAAATATCACATTATGTAAGCATATGCTCGACACAAATTTTGACAAGGAAATGCCGAATGATATTCTCAGGACAGTTTACAGGATGGCAGTGCATCTGAGAGACAGGGATATCTACAACAGCAAAGTTTGTGAAGTTGCCAATAAAATATTGACTGACATTTCAACCAACATAACAGCGCGCGTGACTGTGGGGTTTTATTCGGATGTGTTTAACTTGACAAATCTACATGGTTTCATACGGACATATGGGATGGGGCATATAGTTACATTGGATTTCGCGGACAGGACTGTGAACGCGGTGCTGAAGATTAAACAGAATGATGGGGTGTATGTTATAACTGACTATGAGTGCACGACTGATAATGTTTTTGCTTTGCATGTTGTTGATTCTCTGGTTTCACAATTTAATGATCAGCTTGTTCTGGTTAACAAAAGAAGGCCCACGCGTGCATGGATACAGATGCAATTGCGCGATAAAATCATAGAGGATCTGGCGATGGCCACGAAAATTTCTGTTTACAGACTAGAACGGATATTAGACTCTTGAACAAATACATTGGTTTTGATACATCTTTACCAAGATATATCAAGTATAATGCCCGCTATGCGAATCGAACGCATAACCTCCACCTTACGAAGGTGGCGCTCTGCCAATTGAGCTAAGCGGGCTGTAGCAACGACGCGATTCGAACGCGTGCCCCGTTAGGGATCCCGTCTTGAGCGGGACGGAATGGACCAGACTATCCGACATTGCCGTGTGTTTATAGCCCACGTGGCTGTACCTGCAGGGAAAGGAAATATGTGGTCAGTAATGTATCTTAAAAGTAAAATGGCAATTACTTACGTAAAAATAGATACTTATCTTTTTGGTATGTTTTCGCCCACCGGCGGCGCCATCGAAAGACGGCGACTTCTGCCCACTGAGAGGATTGAACTCTCGACCTTTCGCTTACAAAGCGAACGCTCTACCACTAAGCTAAGCAGGCTATCTCACCACCCGGTTTCGATCCAGGTACCTAAGGATGACAATAGACAATTACAGTCCTTCGCTCTTCCAATTGAGCTATGGCGAGGCGCGTTTAAAGTCCGCCGACTCGACCCCACGCAGAATCGAACTGCGAACGGGTGGTTAACAGCCACCTGTGATAACCGTTTCACCATAGGGTCTTGCGTTTAAAGTCCGCCGACTCGGCATCCATCGGATTCGAACCGATGACCTACAGGTTAACAGCCTGTCGCTCTAACCAACTGAGCTAGGACGCCAATGCATTTAAAGTCCGCCGACTTCTGCCCGATGTGGGGCTCGAACCCACGACCACTAGATTAAGAGTCTAGCGCTCTACCAACTGAGCTAACCGGGCTATCTCACCACCTGGTTTCGATCCAGGTACCTAAGGATGACAAATAAACAATTACAGTCCTTCGCTCTTCCAATTGAGCTATGGCGAGGTGCGTTTAAAGTCCGCCGACTCGACCCCACGCAGAATCGAACTGCGAACGGGTGGTTAACAGCCACCTGTGATAACCGTTTCACCATAGGGTCTTGCGTTTAAAGTCCGCCGACTTGAATGTGCTGGGAGTCGAACCCAGGTTTACAGCTTGGAAGGCTGTTATGCTACCGTTGCATCACACATCCTGGCGTCTCTGGCGGGGGTCGAACCCGCAACCTTTGGATTAGAAGTCCAACGCGCTGTCCATTGCGCCACAGAGACATGCGTTTAGTGCCCGCCGGCAGTGGCTTCACACGGTATCGATCCGCGGACCTTGGCATCTTCAGTGCCACGCTCTCCCATCTGAGCTATAAAGCCTTGCGTTTAATGCCCGCCGGCAAGTAGCAGCAACGCGATTCGAACGCGTGCCCTCATAGAGGATCCGATCTTAAGTCGGACGGAATTGACCAGACTATCCGATACTGCCATTACGTTTAAAGCCCGTCGGCTATGCTCCTACCGGGTGCTGCCCCCGGGCTCCGGGCTTATAAGACCTGGCGATTGACTGTTTTCTTATAGGAGCTGGTGCGCCTACCGGGTGCTGCCCCCGGGCTCGGGACTTATAAGATCCCGCGACTAACTGTTATCTTATAGGCGCTTTTACTTACCTGTCATACACACTCATGCACAGAAACACTTGCTTATCTTCTCAAACAACCCAGTCTTATGCATCTTCTCAACAAGTCTGTCTATGCTCCCATCATCAATCATCTTCTTGAGCATCTCGAGTGTTTCAGGTGTCAACCTGTCATCGATCGTGCCCAACTTACCATCTTTACCCGAAGCAAAGGCAACTAGTGCCTGTTTTGCCATTGGGCGATTGTTGCCTGCCAACGCTTCCTCAACAAGATCCAAAATTACCAGCATGTTAACGCTTGCAAGCGTAGCCATTATATACTTACGTATACACTATTTTTTTTAGATTTTAACGAATGCTAACAGCTCACAGGAACTTTAGGTTGTCCTCGTCCTCGTCGGACACAATCGCCAGCTCCTTGGGGGCCTCCTCATCGTCACCGTCCTCGGCAACGAAGGCAAACGCATCGAGACGAGCGGGCTTCGAAACAATGAGGATCTGTACGGCGCGGAAAGAAATGCCCCAGCTGGTGCCGGAGCCGATGAACCAGATGCTGGCGACCTCGGCAATCACCTTCACCTTGGCGCCCTTGGGGACGTCCTCGACGCTGATGGGCTTCTTGTCAGTGTCAAAAATCTGGACATTGGGCTTCCCGTTGAGCATTGGGATCTTAAACTTCATCACGGGGGCATACTTACCGGAGGGATCCGCCTTTGTCAGCTTGCGGTAGGTGTCCTCAAGGAGCTCACGAGACTTCTTCTTGCCAAACCAAGAAACGGAGTTCTCAACAGCTGCGTCAACCAGATGGGTGTCCAGCTCGTTGATCTTGTTAAAGAGAGTTGCCAGGTTCTCATTGGTGTCCATATCACGGAATGACAGGTCAGCAGAGTAGCTGGTGGGCTCAGCATCGGGACGCTCACGGTAGCCAGAGATACCGAAGGGCAGGTGCATCGCGGGGGTCTGGATGGTCAGGCGAGTCTTGGTTCCATTGACATCAGCGAGAGGAACATACTTGCCACCGAGCTTGTTCTTCTCTACGGGAGCGAACTTGATGTTGGAGGGCTCAAAGGTCTTAGCGGTGAAGATTGCCATTCTGATTTAGGAGGGTTTGTTTTTCCTTAAGTTCTTTGGCAGTTGTTTGCTTGGCTTTTGGGTTTGGGGGTCTTTGTTTGTTTGTTCTTATGGGCAGATGGTTGGTGGTGAGGAGATGTTCTTTGTGTGTCAGAGTCTCCTTTTATGCTCTTGTGTGTCGATATAATCATTCCAGGGTCAAATGACACTGCTTTTTGTTCCCACAGATGGGGCAGGATTTGTAAAACAGCAAATCTACCAGTCCAAGCAGTACAGCTGCCAG